TTCGCCACAGCAGACGCGCCGGAAGCCGCCGCCAAGGCTCGTCTCACTGAGTGGCTCGAAAATTTCCTTTTCATTAATTTGAAAGTAGACGATTACGAGTGCCACATAACAGGGAAGACAAACTTTAGGAACAACATTGCAGTTACCGCGCCGTACAAGGGTAACCGAGTGAACCTAGCGAAGCCTGTACATTATCAGGCTCTGAGGGACCACCTAGTTAAACGACACGGTGCAGCAATTTCTGTGGACGAAGAGGCTGACGATGTTGTGGCGATTGAGTCTACGAAAAGACTAAATCAGTGCTGGATAGTTGGTCAAGACAAAGATCTCGATCAACTTGAAGGCTGGCATTACAACCCTGTGAAGGACGAGAAATACTACATCAGTGCCTTTGACGGACTGAAGAACTTTTACAAACAGATGTTAACAGGGGATCGCACCGATAACATTGTTGGTGTTAAAGGAGTAGGTCCTGTTAAGGCAAACAAACTGCTCATGGACTGCAAGACTGAGCAAGAAATGTATGAGGTCATATGCAAAGTGTACGCCGACAACGGTATAAAATCTACAAGGATTCTGGAGAACGGGAATCTCCTGTGGCTAAGGAGAAGCGTGATGGAGAGCTGGTGTCCTCCTTCATGCTCGCAGGAACAGTCTGGGATGTCTACGAAGTAGATCACCTGACGGAGATGGGAAACTGTGAGCCTGCTCAGGCTATGCTACGTATCAGCAGGAACATGCCAGTGCAAGCTAAGGAGTCTACTTTCTACCATGAGCTCGTCCATGCTATCCTATACACTATGGGCAGGAATGATCACGATGAGGTCTTTGTAGACTCCTTCGGTAACTTCCTTCATCAGTTTATGAATACATTCCATGAGCCCGAGCAGTGCGAAGAATAAGGGTAGGCTCCTACAGCAGTGGGTGGCTAAGAAGCTACTAGAACATGCTCCTAAGCTAGAACCTGACGATGTTGTCAGTACCAGCATGGGAGCACCTGGGGAAGACGTTAAGTTATCCCCTGCTGCACGTAAGGTTTATCCAATTCAGATAGAATGCAAGAGTTACGCAAAGATAGCTGTATATGAATTCTACAAACAGGCATCTGTACACGGTAATAAAGAGCCTGTTGTGGTCATTAAGCAGAATCAGTGTAAGCCTCTTGTTGTTGTCGATGCTGATTATTTCTTTAAGGTAATAAGCGATGCAAGTAAATGACGTTTATGAACACGAGGACGGTTCTGCTACTCTGCACTTTGAGTTGACTAACGAAGAAGTTAAGTTGTTGCTTGATTGGGCTATCAAAGAGGCCATCAAGAATGCTATCAAACTTGGGGAGAACGTCTTTAATGACATTCGATGAATATCAAAAGCAGGCATGGAGCTATGCGCTGCCGACAGCAAAGACAAGCCAGTACCTGCTTCCTGGCCTTGCTGGTGAAGTAGGTGAGCTACAAAGTCTCTTTGCTAAGTGCTTGCGTGATCGTACTAATTTAGACTACATGGCTCTGCCAAAGGAACTAGGAGACATTCTGTGGTTTGTCTCAGGGATTGCTATGTATCATGGATTGTCGTTGTCAGAGATTGCTGACAAGAACATTGAGAAGCTAGAGTCTCGTAAGCAACGTAATACTATTAAAGGATCAGGCGATGACCGCTAACAATGATGCTTTTACCTTTAGCCACACCTCCGAGGACCGTAGCAAAGTCAAGATGACCTTGGAGGCTCCTGACAGTGGTTTCCAGCCTTGGACGGAGGTTCTGGACCGCTTTGTGGACTTCCTGGAGACTGTGTATGGATACAACATCAAGGACCAAATCCGGGTGCGGTATTCTCCAGTGTTGGACGTTTGTGAGTACTGGCGAGGAGGGGTCTTTGAAGATGACCCTACTCCAGACGAAGAAGACTTCGTAGAATTTGATGATGACGACAAGTACGACGAGTACGATAACGAGAATTTCAACCCGGGATTGACTGAATGACTCCAGAAGAGAGGCTAAAATATCAACGTGAGCGGCGTAAGAAAACTAAGAACGCGGATACTAAAAAATATGAGAAAACCAAGTCAGGGTATCTGATGAGGATGTACCGGAACATGCGGAGTAGAATCGTGGGAATTCAAAAGAAGAAGGCCCACTTGTATGTAGGTAAGGAGATACTCGCCAAGGAGGATTTCTATGAGTGGGCGCGGTGCTCTCCGATGTTTATTGTTCTTTGGGAGCGCTACGTCCGAGGAGGGTACCAGCAAAAGACGGCCCCCACTGTAGATAGAAAAGATAGTTCTTTGGGTTACATATTAGACAACATGGAATGGGTGGACCATTCTGTAAACTCTCAACGCGGAGCAATTAACCGTCATGCAGTACAATTTCAATAAACCTATTCGCATCTTGGTGATCCCAGACTGCCAAGTACGCGAGGGTGTTCCGCTTGATCATTTAACGTGGGCAGGAAAAGCTATTGTGGATTACCGCCCGGATGTCGTAGTGAATCTGGGGGATTTTGCGGACATGCCCAGCCTTTCGACACACGACACCAAGGGCAGTAAGTACTTCGAGGGGCTCCGCTACAAGAAGGATATTGAAGTGGTGCGACAGGCTATGGATATGCTGTTGAAACCGCTAAAAGATGAGCAAAGGAGGCTGAAACGTAATAAAGAAAAACAATACAATCCCAAGATGGTTATGCTCTTAGGTAACCACTGCAACCGCATCAATCGAGCCATTAACAACAACCCAATGCTTGAAGGACTTATTAGTACACAGGACTTGGGCTACGAAAAAGATTGGAACGTACATGAGTTTTTACACCCCGTTTTCATCAATGGTGTTGGGTTCAATCATTACTTCCCTGTGGGGGCCATGGGCAGGCCTGCTAGTAGCGCTGCTGCTCTTATCAGTAAGCTACATATGTCATGTGTGGCTGGACACCAACAAGGAAAGCAACTTGCATATGGTAAACGCGCTGATGGGAAGCCTATATGCGGGATTATTGCTGGTAGTTTCTATCTTCATGATGAGTCGTATCTTGACCAACTAAGCAATCGGCACTGGCGAGGACTCATCGTACTCAACGAAGTCGAAGATGGATGCTTTGACGAAATGACACTTAGTATTGATTACCTCCGGAGGAAGTATGCAAACGGCTGACATTAAAGTAGAACTGATTACTTTCTGCGGTACGGATACGACCATTGTCAATGCTGCCCGTGTTTCTTTCAACAAAGAAAGTGCAATGGAGCTTAACGACGATGGCTGGCCTGTCTTCCCTGAGAAGGACAAGAAGCTGCTGAACTATCTTGCAAAGCATAAGCACCTCAGTCCATTCAATCATGCCTTTATGAGTTTCCGTGTAAAGGCTCCGATCTTTGTTGCTCGTCAGTTAGTGAAGCACAAGTTTATGCCTTGGAATGAAGTTAGTAGGCGCTACGTTGATGCTGAACCAGAGTTCTACATGCCTCCAATCCGTAAGCGGGCAGAGAGTGTCAAGCAAGGTAGCAGTGATGAACTGGTGGAAGAAGAGAAACTGAATGGGTTGGATGTGCTAATCTCTGATGCACTGGTACAGTACAACTACCTTATTCGTATCGGAGCATGCCCAGAGCAGGCACGGATGGCTCTTCCTCAGAACACCATGACAGAATGGATCTGGAGTGGTACACTGGGTGCCTTCTGTGACATGCTGACGCTACGCTTGAAACCGGACACACAAAAGGAAACACGTACAGTTGCACAGCAAATCTCTAAGATTGTTGAGGAATTGTTTCCTGAATCATATAAGGCACGAATGACGTATGGGAACTAAGTTTACCACTTGTAAGGAATGCTTCTACGAGAAGTTCAGTAACAGTGAACGACCATGTGAACTCTGTTCATGGAGCAGCAAGTTTGTTGCTAAGAGTGTCTTTGATAAAGCTCCTGTGTCGGTAACGGTGCAGGACAACGTAGATCATCCTAAGCACTACACACAAGGCAGCATTGAAGTGATTGATGCCATTGAGGCTTGGCAGTTGAACTTCAGGCTTGCTAATGTAGTCAAGTATGTGGCACGAGCAGAACACAAGAACAACAAACTGGAAGACCTGAAGAAGGCTCGCTGGTATCTGGACAGGGAGATTAGCAAACTTGAGCAACCCGCTAACGTTTGAAGAGATTAAGGAATGTCTGAAGAGACTTGACGAAGTTACGCTTTTAGAACTCTTAGACATTAAGAGTGACGACATCGTAGAACGATTCTCAGACATTATTGAAGACCAAGTAGAACAACTACAGGAAGAACTATGACATTTAAGATGAACGGCTATAACGAGTACATCGCAAAAAGCAGGTATTCTCGATTCCTTGACGACAAGGGTCGTCGTGAACACTGGCCTGAGACAGTGAATCGGTACTTTGACTTCATGTCAGGACACTTGCTCAAGAAACACAACTATGAGATGCCTGTAGGGCTGCGTGAGCGACTGCAAGAGGCTGTAACTAACCTCGAAGTTGTTCCAAGCATGCGCTCAATCATGACCAGTGGTGATGCACTGGAGCGACAGAACGTAGCAGGCTATAACTGCTCCTACCTGCCCATCGATGATCCTAAGGCCTTTGATGAGGCTATGTATATCTTGCTGTGTGGCACCGGTGTGGGCTTCAGCGTGGAACAGAAGTATGTCAACAAACTGCCTGAGATCCCTTGTAAGCTCTATGAGTCTGAGTCTACTATTGTTGTTAAGGACTCCAAGGAAGGATGGGCTAAGGCGCTACGACAGGTTATTGCCTTGCTATACGCTGGAGAGATTCCAAAGTGGGATGTCTCTGGGGTCCGTCCGGCTGGTGCTCGACTCAAGACTTTTGGTGGCAGAGCGTCAGGACCTGAGCCACTTGTTGAACTCTTTAAGTACGTGGTCACCAAGTTCAAAGGCGCGGCTGGTCGTAAACTTAACAGTCTTGAGGCTCACGACATTCTCTGCAAGGTTGGAGAAGTTGTGGTTGTGGGAGGAGTCCGTAGGTCTGCGATGATCTCTCTATCTGACCTCAGTGATGATCGTATGGCTCACGCTAAGGCAGGTAACTGGTGGGACGGTAACGGACAACGAGCACTGGCTAACAACTCTGCTGTTTACGACAGTCGTCCTACGGTGGGTCAGTTCATGCGTGAGTGGACTAGCATTTATGAGTCACATTCAGGTGAACGAGGAATCTTTAATCGATACGCAAGTAAACTACAGGCAGCTAAGAATGGTCGTCGGGAAGAAGATCAAGAGTGGGGCACTAACCCTTGTTCAGAAATTATCTTGCGTCCTTATCAGTTCTGTAATCTTTCTTCTGTCATTGTTCGTAGCGACGATACTGTGGAGTCTCTTAGGAATAAGATTGCTATGGCTACTATCCTTGGAACTTTTCAGTCGACGATGACTAGCTTCCCGTATCTTCGGAAGATCTGGCAGACAAACACTGAAGAGGAACGATTGCTTGGTGTGTCGATGACGGGTATCCTTGACAATCCTTTGCTCAATGATCCTGATAATGCAGCATTGCCTGCTCTACTGGAGGAACTTCGTAGTGTTGCTATTGATACTAACGCTGAGTACGCTGATGCTATTGGTATCAATCGTTCTGTGGCTATCACCGCCATCAAGCCGGAGGGGACGGTTTCTCAGCTTGCGGGAACTGCTAGCGGTATCCATCCTCAGCATAGTGCTTTTTACATCCGCCGTGTCCGTTCTGATAACAAAGACCCTCTTACTGACTTCCTGAAGTCTCAAGGATTCCCTGCTGAAGCAGACTTCTACAAGCCTGACAGCACCACCGTCTTCAGCTTCCCTGTAAAGGTTGCTCCAGGCGCATTGCTGCGGGAAGACTTGGATGCTATTAAGCATCTGCGTCTGTGGTTACTGTACCAACGTCACTACTGTGAGCATAAGCCTTCTGTGACCATCAGTGTCAAGGAAGAGGAGTGGCCTACAGTGGGTGCATGGGTGTGGGATAACTTTGATGAGATCACTGGTGTGAGCTTCCTGCCTATGGACTTGGGCACGTACCGCCAAGCACCTTATGAATCAATTACAGAAGAACAATACGAAAAACTAATGTCTACAATGCCTCCTGGCATTCAGTGGGAAAATTTTAAAGAAGGTGAGGATAATGTCGAAGGAACTCAAATCCTTGCATGTACAGCGGCGGGATGCGAAATTTGAATTAGTCTGTCCTTCATGCGGCAAGAATCGTGAATTTAAAGCTAAAAGAGCATTAACAAATGCTTTACAAAAGCAGACAATTTGCTTTTCTTGCCGAACCATCGCTAATAATAAAGCACGTACTGGTACTAAAGCAGGGCACAACAACCCTGCTTGGTCTGGTTATAAAGATGTGCCTGGAAAAGTGCTAAGCAGACTTCGTAACGGTGCTGTTCAACGTGGTTTATCCTTTGAAATAACTTTAGAGGATATTCAGGAGACTTATGAAGCACAAAATAAAGTATGTGCTTTTTCAGGCCTACAAATTAGCTTTGGTAAGGAAGCGTCTGTTGACCGTATAGATAGTTCTTTAGGCTATACAAAAGACAACATTCAAATTGTACACAAACGATTAAATCTAATGAAACGGGATATTCCTAACGACGAATTCATCAAATGGTGTATTTCTGTCGCTAAGAATTTAGGAGATTCATGGTAACACGAAAAAAACTAGAAGACGACACGCCTGTAAAGCCAGCACAAGGTCTGAAACTTAAGCTGGATCACATGAGTACGATTCAGCCTAAGACTGCTAAACAGCAGGACTTCTTCGATGCCTACAACAAGGGAGATTACTTCATGTGTCTCCACGGTGTAGCAGGCACCGGGAAGTCCTACATAGCCCTCTACAAGGCCTTGGAGGAGGTTATGGATCGTAGCAACCCCTATGACAAGGTTGTAGTGATTCGTAGCTCCGTACAAGGCCGTGACATGGGGCATCTACCGGGCAATGCTGATGACAAGATGGAGGTATACATTCAGCCTTACCGTCAGATTGCATCAGACTTGTTCAGTCGTAAGGATGCTTGGGATCGACTCTGTGAGCAAGGGCATGCTGAGTTCCTGTCCACATCGTTCATTCGGGGGACCACATTCACAAACAGTATCTTGTTAGTTGATGAGTTTCAGAACATGAACTTTGAGGAACTGGACACAATCATTACTCGTGTTGGTCACACCAGTAAGATTATATTCTGTGGTGACGTTAGGCAGACAGACTTACGGAAGAAGGATGACAAATCTGGACTCCCTAAGTTCCTGTCAATTTGTGACACCATGAAGCAGTTCAGTAGGTTTGAGTTCACCACTGATGACATTGTTCGTAGTAGCTTAGTCAAGGACTATATTATTGCCAAGACTAAGTTTGAAGACCAGTGTTCATGAATAGAAAATGAATAGATAATAAAAAAGCCCCTGCAAGGTTCCTTTAAGGTTCCTTGACAGGGGCTTTCTTGTTTGTACTTACTTTTTCTTCTTAGGCTTTGCCTTACCAGCTTCAGACAAAGCAATCGCTACTGCCTGTTGCTGTGGTTTACCTTCTTTGACCATCTTGCGGATATTGGCAGAGACAGTCTTATCACTAGAACCCTTCTTCAATGGCATAGTGCCTCCTATTTCAATAGCATTGCTTCGGCTTGTCGTCTGATAGTCAGTCCTCTTAGGACTCTACCCGCAGCCTTGTTCCACTTCAGGATCTCCGTAGCGGCCTCATCCCATCGTTCTTCATTAACCATCTTACGCAGGGTACTGATCTGATAGTTCCTTAAGCCGCAGTTGTAGCAGAAGGAGATCAGAGCAGCTTGTCTGTTAGGATAGTTGACTACCTTCGGTGACAGCTTCAGCAGACCCTTGTTGAAGTGCTCTAGATGCTCGTCTAGGGCCTCTTCAGCCTGCTGATGTGTCCAAACAGTCTCTGGAGTGATCCCAGGCCCTGTAGAGCCATAACCGATGGTCCAGGGGTGTCCTCCAGTGCCAGGATCAGGATAGGCCTTACAGCCTCCATCAGGTAGTCTCTTGTGATAACCCTCAAAGGGCTTCACAAGAGCTTCCCTAGCAATCTTAATTGCTTCCACGATACTTCTCTATGGTCCTACTCACAAACCAGAAAGTAAGGATCATGTTCAACATCCCAAAGTCGTCAGCAGTCCAGAGAGACACCAGTGCATCTTTCCAAGGAGCACCAGAGTCCAGAGCATAGGTGATCATGATGATCTTATATGTAACGTACATCCCAAAGAGAATGTAAGTGACTCCGGGCCTCACAAGGGCAGACAAACTAGCAACCCACTTCCAGGCTTTCTTGTCTGCTTCACCTTGTTGCTTGAATGCTTCACTGATGGCTTCTAGCTGTGCAGAACCGTGCTCTACATAGCGCTCTTCGATCCTGAACTCACCACGAATCTTCTCTAGGTCAGTCTGCAAGGTGAACATCTTTAGTTCATGCAGTCTTTCATCTTTACGATCAAAGAACTTCAGGATCTCAGGAGCTAGACGAAACAAGCCACCTAAGAGACTGCCTAGAATACCTCCTGAAAAGAAGTCCATTATTGTTCCTCGGATGTCTTAGTTAAGCGGTTATACTCAGCCATGACCTGAGCACCGGTAATGGAGCCTTCTTTAGTTGCTCTCTTTTCAAAGAACTTACCGATTTCTCTAACTACCGCCGGCCTCTCGCGCAGCAAGGCTTGCATTACTTTTAACCCACCTT